GTGTATAAGAGACAGAGCCCCGTCTGGGTGTGTAGGAAAGGCAGGGGAGGTGTCCTGCCTGGGGTTACTTATCTGCAGTTTTTACACTTTATTTGCCACATTAGCCAAGCACCTAAACCTATCCCAACGGCAAAACAAACAAAATACATCATTGTTATCACTCCTTACCATAGTTTCAAGCCAAATTTAGTTATCAACAAAATAGCTACCACAACAATACCCCAGAACCAAACGTGTCTCATTGCTCTTCTCCTTTCCGGTGCAAAACACCGTGTGCATCAATATAAAATTCATAATTCATCGGTGGTTCTTCACCTTTTATCCAGGAACGGCCAGCTCCGGTTAAATCTGCCGATACGTCTTCGTATCCCTCAACTTCCGCAGTAACTTTCGGAAGCTTTTCGCTGTATTGTTCCAGAGCTTTTTGTTTTTCCAATTCTCTCATCTTTTCTTCAAACAGGGGGTCTATCTCCACTCCGTGCTTGGTGAGCCAGGCAAATAATTCTTTTCTCTTTTCCTCGTTCAATAACGTGCCAGCTACCAACTTACCGAGCACCCCCTCGATTAGTTTCCCAACTTTTTAGTCCCAATCTCTTCCTGATATGCCGCCCGTAAAATCTGGTCTAAAATCTCATTAGGCACTTTGTTAAGCAGCCCTGCTTTTCTTAACGCATCAACAAAAGCATTAAATGCAGCTTCGTAACGTTCTATACCTGGTTTGTCAGGGTAAGCGTCCTGTGCCCACAGCACAGCCTGCTTTGCAATTAAAAACAGTCTGCTATGCTGTGCTATCTTATCCTGGTCAATTCCCCATTTGCCAAAAATGTACGCCAAAATAGGGGGAAGGACAATAATAAGAGCTTCTTTAATTATTTCTGTCCAGTCCATTTTTTAGCTCCTTTCGTATTTTTGATAAAGTTTCTGGACATTATCTATCCAGTATTTATTCAAATTCTTTGGGTCGTTGCTTGCACCAACCGGAGCCCACCTGTTCCCTAAAAAAACAATATAATCAAGCACCGGTAAAGAATTTTGTGGTTTCCATTCACCGTTCTTTCTCGCTCTCTCCCACCTTTCAATGTTCTTCAAAAAGGTAACTACTGCCCACCTGGCTTGCTCTTCCAGGTTTGTGTTTTTAGCTGCTATAACCCCAAACTCAAATCCAGCCCCACCGTTTTCTTGCCGTCGCACTGCCAAAGATAGAGCATAAAGGTTGATATCCTTATTCCTATCTACAATACTTCGATATTTCTCTGTATATTCATCAACAATTGCAAAGATTAAAGGTATCTCCTCCCAAAATTTTGGTAAGCTGTATTTCCAAATGTTATACCAATTTAAATTCCACATTTTATTTCCCTAAAAAACTTACAATAAAACCTGTTCCCACTCCAGAGGCTATCCCCGCTATTATCCCCATCAGCCAGGATAAGTTTTTGCTCTCGTGAGTTAACACTGCAGAATATTTTGCTATATTCTCGTTTTGTACGCCATTAATTTCTCCCAATTTGTCTATCTTTTTGCTTATACTGTCTATGGCAGTTTTTATTTCCCTTACGTCTTCTGTCAAGTTTTCATAGCAAACTTCCAGTGCAACAACTCTTTCTGATAATTTATCGTCCATTATTCCACCAGCTTCCTAAAGTTGCTAAAACTCCAAATATTGCAATCAAAACAGCCAAAATTTCTATCACTCATTAACGCCTTCGCTTAACATATCCCTGGCAATCAGAGACTTAACTTCCTCGGGATACCCTTCTATAACTTTATTCAAACAACCTTTTTCCCTGCACATCTTTAGCCCTTTGTCCAGTTGTCCCAATATATTCATCCTTTCTCCAGCCGTACCATTATTCCCCATTGTCAATGCCTGGTTTAGCCATCGTCGGGTATAGGAAATAAGCTGGTGTTCATCAGGGTCGGTTGCGGAAAATTCAATATTTTGTTTTTCTTTAATATCCTTCCACTCTTTTATCTCTCTTATCCTATCTTTTGCAACCATCTCCATTTCTTTCTTCAACCATAGCTTTTGCTCCAACTCTATTTCCAGTAATTCTCGCTCCAGGTCGTCTTCCTCGTTTTGTAACTTTCTTTGCAGTTTCTTTATGTTCACTATGTTTTTCCGGTATTCAAAGCTTAAGCTATACAACTCGGTTATCATCGCCCGTTCTTCTCTCATTGCTTGCCAGTATTTAGCATCCGGGGTAGGGAACTTTACATCGTTTAGAACCGATACTTCCATCTCGGTTCTGGTTCTAAATATTTGAGCATATCGTAAAACTTCATCTACTTCGTTTAAAATGTCATTATCAATCTCAAAAACAGCCAGTTCGTTCATATTATCACCAAGGTAAAAATTTATTATATTCTTCACATTGGGGGATTAAGTTATCTATGTTTCTTCCTCCAAAAGCCAGAGCTTCTCCCTGTGTTCCACAACCTGATGTGCTGGTTCTGGGAATTAACATATCCCCCATAGTGCTCCAAGCTGTTCCATTGTATTCCAGGCAACTATTATAAGGGAAGCCGTAGTCATCTCCTCCACCAAAGCAAAGAGCCTCATTTAGCTGTCCACAAACACCAGGAGAAATAATAGCAGTGGGTAAATCTGCTCCTAAAGCCCAAGAAGTGCCATTATACTCTTCGCAATTATCAATTCCCGTTCCATAGTCGGAAGCTCCACCAACTGCCAAGGCCTCGTTTTGCACTCCACAGCACCCCAGTTTTTGTCTGGCAATATAAGTGTTTGCAGAGGTGCTCCACGCTGTTCCATTGTATTTTTCAGTTTGGGAAATGCCCAGACCCATAGAGGTATCAAAACCACCAACCGCTAAAGCAGCATTCTGAAAGCCGCACCCCGAAGTGCCATCCCGTGCCTTATTAAGGTTACCTCCGCCACTCCAAGCTGTTCCGTTGTAAGCCTCAGTCTTCTTAAGACCATCTGTACCATCAGAACCTCCAAAACTTAAGGCCGCATTCTGCAATCCACAACCACCCAGGTTACCTCTTCCCAGGGTAAGATTACCTCCACTAGACCAAGTTAAGCCATTGTATTCTTCAGTACTGGTCAGATTAGCCCAGTCATTATTCCATCCGCCAAAGCAAAGTCCCTCATTTTGTTTTCCGCAACCAGCTGGAGATTGCCTTGCGGTATTTAGACTGTTAGCCAAGCTCCAAGCCCCTGCTGGTTTTAGCCCTACAGTTAAAAACTTTAATCTATTGTAAAAAAAATGCTTCATTTTTATGATACCTCTCTACCACTTATATAATAGGCAATTGAGTTGCTGGCATCAGATAACCCCGTTATTGTTTCCTCTGCTTCCAAGATATGGTCAAAAAATGGTATAGTAATGGTGTCGCAAGCTCCCAGAGAGTAGTTGTAAAGAACTTCTGTCCCCGCAAATTTTAAGGTAATTGTTTTAGCCGTTATAGCAACGTTGCATAAAGTAAGAGCCTTTATGTAAGTTTTAGTTGCTGATGGAACTGTATAGAGCGTTCCTTCAGTATTTCCTAATTTCCCTTTTGCTAATCTTTTGTTTACTACTGCCATTTTACATCCCTCCAAAATCGTCAGTTAAGTAGCTTGGTTCTCCTCCACCGCCACCGCCTTCTATAGTGGCAAACTCTAATCCATCAGCCGTCGCATTAACTCGTAGGTATTTTCCTGCGTTCCCAGCGTAGCTTTCTGGAACGTCAGCCAACTCAATAAATGTTAATGCTCCAGTTTCCAAATCCGCAAACTCCAACCCGTCTTCCGTAGTTTTAACTCGTAAGTATTTTCCAGCCTGGTTTTCGTAGTCCGATGGTATATCGTCAACAAACTCTATTCCTCCATCCTCTTTAACTCGCAGGTATTTACCTCCCTGGTCGTCGTAGCTATTTGGAACATCGGTCAACTCAATAAACGTTTTCGCCCCGGTTTCCAAATCAATAAATGTTATTCCCTTTTCATCAGTGCTCACTGCAAGTATTTTATTTTTCTGGCCATTATAACTTTCCGGGGTATCGCTTAATGATAAAAACGTAGATACCCCTACCTTCTCCCAACCGGTTTCGGATTTTATGTATAATCCTGGTTCTGACAAAACTACTCTCACCGTTCCTGCCGGGTCATCTGGCAAATCTCCTACCGTCTCTACTGGGGTTTCCCAGGCAGGCAAATAACAGCTTATCACCATTCTCCCTTCTTCATCTACTCTCAAGCGTCGTAGATTTCCATCTTGGTCAATTCCCCAACTCATATCGTTCACCTCTTTAGATAATTATATCAGTTAAACCATCAACAGTTAAACTTTCAAGAGCTTTCCCTACTATTTCCCCACAACTTAAATTCTCCTCACTTTTTAAATACCCCAAGCCAAGAAAAGTAACGGTAAACTCCCAGGTATCGTCCAGCTCCCAATCGAGGGAGTTAAATTTAATCTTTATACCATTGTTTAACTCTATCCAGTCGGTGGAAACCTCTAATTCTTCACTCCAGTTTACACCGTCATTGCTAAATTTAAACAAATCCGGTTCGCCGTCGGTGGTAATTTTAATAATAAAGTCTACTTCTCCCCCTGGAAATATTCCTCCTATGGTTAAACCTTCTTTAGTAAGATTGCTAACGTTAAAAGATGGAGCACAAACAAGTGTGTCTCCCGGGTTTACTGGAGCAAATGCCAAAGCTTTGGTTTTTCCCCGCACAACTATAAATCCACTTTTGTTAGGTAGGATATCGTGTTCTACTATTCCTATCCAATTTTTTGCTTTTTCTTCAGGATATATATCCTCTGTAAGACACACAACTGCTCCTTTTCGTATTATTTCCAGGGTGTTATTTAATAATGGTACTTTTATGTTATCATCAAAAAAAGTCCTCAAATCAAAAACATTATAATCTTTAACATAATACAACGGTAAACAGCCATCTGGTAATAAGGTATCGGATATTATCTCCCCAGATGGTAAAAGGTAAACATAATTATCCTCTGATAAAATTAACGTAACTGAGCTTACGGTCTCAATTAAATATGGGGATAAAAACGCCTTTCCCGGGGTAATTGTCAAAGAAGAACCAACTAGTGTAGCATCAAAGCCATTTATCACTCCATCTCTTTCTATGCAGGGTAGAACTTTTGTTTTTATCGTACTCCCGTAATAAATTGATAACCCCAGGGAAAATCCTGCTGTTTCTACCCCTGCCGGAACTCTAATCCTTAAAAATACAGTCCTGTATGTATTCGATGGGATATCGCCTGCTTCCAAAGGAAAACCTCTCCCCAGGGGTTTCCAGCTGGTGTCTATCCTCTCCGGGGTAGCCGTATCTCCTTCTTTTCCTACTTTGTATTCTGCAAGTGCTTCTTCGATTATTTGCCCCTCTTCTAACCCTTCCCCGTTTACTAACTTAATTGTAACATTAGTGGCAACTATAGAGCCTATGCCATCGTAGTCGTTCCACAACCTGCATTCTATTATCGAGGAATACTCCCCAGCGTTTATTGTGCCAAAATCCAGCCCCGTTAATAAATTGTCTTCTAAATCCCTTATGCTCAAAATCGGGTCAGCCATTTCTAACCTCCTGTGTAATGCCTGATATCTCTGTTCTGGTGGTTATAATATGCAAGTTTAACGTTGTAAGTTGCACCTTCTGGCATTATTATTTTTACTTCTTCAAGCCCCCTCTTCCCTATAAAAAAAGTTTTCATATTTGACATAATCATATAGCCGTTAATTATTTTAACCGGGTAGCCGTCTCTTTTATTATAAAGTAACTGCTGGAAAGATTTCCAGGTTTGGGTGTCTTCGTCAAAGTATGGGAAAACCTCGTAAACGTCCTTATATCTATAGTCGGAATAAAACACTCGCCCCTGGTAATAAAAGAGCTTATTTACCGCAAAAGTGCTGGTTGCATTAACCCAAGCAACTTCTATTTCGGCAACGGTTTCAGCAGTCGAGCCGTGTGTTATTACTCTTAATAACTTTTTATCTGTAGCCCTTATCATAAAAACTTCTTTACTGTCACTTTTTTCTTTATTAATAAAATCTCCATCCCATTCATTCTCGTTCCTAAAGCCACTTATTTCAACGCAGTTTCCAAACTCATCGTAAATAAAGTTTTGATAATCCAAAAGAAAACGGAAATCAAAAGTAATAAACTTATCTATTTTATCCGTTGTGATATCTATAACTTGCCTGTCCCCTGGTGGTGATATCTCAAAAACCTTTTCACCGGTTAAATAATTAAAAATAAACAAAGTAGGTTTTCTAAAACCTGTATGGGACAATAAAATATATACAAAGTTTTTAAAACACCCTATATTGTCCACCGTTGCTATGGAATACGTTCCCTTTTCCCATTCGTAATAACCTATATATAAATCAGCCTGGTAGTAGGGAACGTTTATAATCGGGTCAGTATCTATTTTTAAAGTTTGTTTATCAATTTTGTAAACGTATAAATGAAAATCAACCTGGTTATGTATTTGCCCGTGTACCGTTCCGTAACCCCAATCCTTCGGTGGTCTATGTATCTCTTCGATTTTGTACTGGTCTCTTGTTATGGTTGTGAAAGGGTAAGTATCAGTAAAGTCGTTTTCAAAGATAAGCTTCCTGGCTGAAACCAGGTATAAATTCCCTTCTTCATCTCTTCCTATATCAAAAGGGTATCCCAAGCTCCATTGCCGCACAAAATTTATATTCCAAGCGTATACTTCACCATTATAAGAGCCCGTGTAGCCGCTTACGTCCTGGGGAAATATCATCCCCTGTCCATATCTGCTTTCTTTCTTATTCAATTGTGCATCCCAGGTTTCTATTAAAAGTCTATAATAAGAAGCATCACCGTAAGTTATGCTTTCGTATACTATCCAATCCTGCGTGCTTTCTACCCAAAAAGCTTCGTGATAAGCCCTTTTTAATATCTGTTCAGAGCTATCAAAAAATATATTCCCAGCGATTAACCCCAATTTTCCTAATTTTCTAAAAAATGCAGTACTGGCATAATCTCCCCCGCTTATACTAAAAGCATCGTAAATATAGTTGGAGGTAGGCAATTCCACCAATCGATAATTATGGGGTTGTAAAATCCCCAAACATTCATTCCCCCCCCTTATAACTCTCACAAAATAATTCAGCTCTACTCTTGGTCTCCTCACTAATGGTTGGAAAGGATGCTCCATCCGCTCCCCGGGTGTCTCGGGTGGTATAGTGTAAAGTTTAACCCCTGCAATGTTTGCTGATACGGTAGCGTCCTCTCCTTTCATTAAACATTCCCCATTTGGTAATTGAGCAATGGAACGCTTAAAGGGATTTTCTCTCTTAATAGTCACTGGAGTAATAGTGTTCTTTTTAGGAACAAAAAAATTTCTAAACTTTCTCCGGTTAATCATTTTTCTTTGGAGTAAAAAGTTAATATCTCAAATTTACACTGTTTTCCGCCAACGTTGGCAATAACCGCTCTCCTGGGGTAGTAAGTGCTGGAATAACCCTTTGCCTTTATCATTCCAGTAGGAGTTTCTATGGTTACCCTTTTGAAAGGATTAACGCTTACTACTTTCCCTTCTACAATTTCCTTTTGCCTATCTCCCTCTTTAAAAAATCTCTCAAAGCTCCTCATTTATGATATCCCCGTAACTTCGGTGGAAGCCGTTAAACTATCGTAGTCAAGAATTATTTTTACTTCTTCGATTACAAAAGATACCCCATCAATACTAAAGGTATCCCCCGGTTCTATAGATGGTAAAAAAGCTGGGAACTGTACCCAACATTCATTCCCGCTCAACTCTACTTTCCTGTAGTGGTTTGCTGCAACTTCAGCTTGTGCTTGCGTGGAGCAAAAAACAGTATTTATTATTTTAGCGTTGCTCCCACCTGAACCCCCGTAACCCACCTCACTTTTAATATCACATCTCGGGATACCGCTTTCTGGTGGTTTATCGTAAGGCTGTGAACCTTTCTCGGTAAGCACCAAATAGTTACGGGTTTGCTCGGTTTCGGGAACTCCTCCTATATATTCATCGCTTTCCGGGTCAAAAGCAGGGTTATAATCCGGGTCAACCTCACTCCTCATTCTCCAAATCTCGTAATAGTAAGTCCCGTTCATCCATCTTTCCTGTTTTTGAAATATTACTTTACCAAATACCCGCCAATTTAAAGTATCTGTTTGCTCAATTGTTTTTTCAGTCCTCTCCCGTAGCTTTAAAGAACCATCGCTTACCTCTCTGATTTGGTTTAAATAAGATTTTTTGTAAGTCTCCTCTTCCCCCTCTTCATTTGTTCTAACTTTCCATTTCCGGGTTTCCTCGTCTTTATACCAAAAATAAGAATTATAGTTTTTTTCCTCTTCGTTCCATCCCGCCATAGACGCCGAGCTACTCATTTCGTAGTAATCTACAAAATCGTTTTCTATAGGGATATCCCAGCTGTAAAACTCCTGGCAAGAAAACATATAATCTTGGAAAAAGTTTCTTACATAATATACGCTGTGGTCTGTGTATTGCTCCGTTCCCGTTTCGTAGTGTATGTTTTCAACTGGTTTTTCTTCTTCGTAAGTAGCTACTACACCGTTATATAATTCTTTCTCTTCGGATACCTTATAGTCTTCTACTTTATATTCAAAGCTCCCACCTTTAGCCCACTTTCTAATCTTCACATTATCTCCAGAATCGTAAAAAAGGTAACCAAATTCGTCGCAAAGTGTTTTCAGTAATGACAATTTATTCCCTGATAAGCTCAATTCTTTCTTTATGCTCCCGGGTATCGTTCCTGTGTATGATACCCCAGAAAGTATTGCATTTAAAATCTCCCCTATATTTAAACTTTCAGGCAATAAAGTTGCTCCAATATGATTTCCTGCGTATTTAGGTATAAACTGGGATAAAATTTGAGTAACTTCCCCGTCTCTTAAAGCAGCAGAGCGTCCTGCTGCGTAGGAAGTAGCAAACCCGTGAGGTCTTTTCTCGTGTTTCTCTACTATACCAGAAAAACCAGGGAAACTCACGTGCGAGCCTATGTGTATAGAGCTATCCTGGCTCTCGATGGTGCAAGTGCTTACCCCATTGGCTATTTTATTTACGGTTATACTCAATATCCCTGAGTAAGCTGGTGAACCTTCTACGGTAATTTGTGGTAAAGTTCCCGGAGGGAAAGCAGTTAACAAACTCCGGGTGGAAAACTGTAAAGGTAAACCTACCCCAATAATGTCTATCTCTACGGGAATGTTTTCACTGTCTTTAACGATAGCCCCAGTTAAAATCATTTTATAGCTTCTCCCTCTACGGTGTAGGATACTTCTGATAATTGTTTCTCGTCATCGTATATTTGTGATGAAAAACTGGTGCATACCCCTCTTACCGAACCCCCTTTCGGTGGAGTTACGGTAACTATTCCTCCCATACTATTTCCAAGAGCAACTGCGTCGCTGGATTTCATCCTTTGATTTATCTGCACTACTGGTCTATCGTAAAAATGAGTAAATATAGTCTCCCCTTCTATCGTGTGCCTTACTGATACGTAGGGTCTTACAAATCTGGAATAATTTATCACTCCAGGAGTGTCTTCCTCTGACTCTTCTAAATCATTAGTATTCCATAAATCAGCTTTAACCGCAAAAGGGAAAGCGTTCCAGTTATTTTCTGTTACGTCCATATTTAAAGTATCTAAATAGGCATCTTTTATTTCTATCACAATAGGAGAGCTTTCCCCGGTTTCCCCTTCTCCTATCGTTTTGTTCAATACTAATTTTACCGTAAACCTCTCCGGTTCAAATTCTTCATCTGGCAACGTAGTTTTTAAATAATTCCCAATAGTAAGGTCAAAAGTCTCTTTTCTTAACTCCTGCAAAAGACAACTAAAGGCAACTGATTGTCCAGTAACCATTAATTTCTTTGTGGTTACCCCATTAATTTTTTTCTTTTTCCACTCTAAAGTCCTGGTAAAAGTAAACCTACTGTCAGTAAAAGCTCCCACGTCTTTACTGTTTATATAAAGTGTTCCCCCTCCGATTTGCAAGTCTCCAGTGTGCTGTATCATCTATTGTTCGCCCCCATTCCCATCATACTTCCTAACCCTAACGCTTTCCCTAACCATTCTTCAGCTGTATCTCCTTCAATATTCACTCGGGTTTTAATATTCGAGGGGATGGAAATCAACGCTTGAGCCAAGTCGTTTACGCTGTCGGTTAATTCTAAAACCTGCAAATTAAGATTATTAAAATCCTGTCCCAAAGATTGAATAGGTAAGGAAATGTCGGTTAAAGTATTTTTCATTCTTTCTAATTGCTCGGGTGCTTCAGCCATTATTTTACTGGTGTCAGGAACAACTACTGGTATGGTTATTTCCTTTATTGCTTCTCCTTGCAAATCCCCAATTAAACTCTCCCATTTGGTTACAGCTTCGCCCATCCCCTCTATTCTTTTATCTATTTCCCATCCGATTTGCTCGTTTATCTGCAGCCAGTTATCGTCCCAATCTACCATTCGCACCCCAAAATCGGAAAGTCCGGTAGTTATGTTTTGTATAAGTGCATTAAAGTCCTGGGGTAACTTTTCTATTTCTATAGTGGGGAAAATGTCTTGTAGTGCTTGCCTCGCTTCTGCACTCAAGTCGGATGCCCCGCTTGCCAAACTTTTAATTTCTATTAAAATACTTTGTTTTAATGCTTCAAGTGCTTCCGGGGTATCAACTTTTTTAATCCCCTGGGTGGCTTCCTGTAAAGACTGGTAAATCGGAGTAAGTATATTTTTAACCGCTTGAGCTTCCTCACCGTATAATTCATCGGCTTTTTGTATCTGGTCTTTTAATATCTGGGTGAGTTCAACTAAAGAACGATTAAAGTCATTTTTAATAGCTTCAACTTCTCGCTCCTCTTGCCTCAAACTTGCTAACTCCTTATCTCTTTCCTCTCTTATATCTTTTATAGCTTGCAGTTGAGATGCTATCTCTTGCTCCTGGTAGTATCTTTCTCTGTACATTTGTTCAGCTGGGGTTTCTGGTCTTTCCGGTAAACTTATCCCCTGGATGCTTTTATACATATTTATAAGTTCATCGGTAGTCAAGGAAATGATTTTTCTAAAGTCATAGTATTTATCAAGGTAGCTTATTAACTTATCCCTTAAGGTATCCTGTGCATCTGCTTCCTTTTGAGTATATTCTCTAACTATGTCCTCTCGCCGTTTATAAATATCCCGTAATTTACCATTCAAGTCCTGGTAAACATTGTAAATCGCTCCGGCTATAGTTTTATCGGAGCTTATCATCGTTTCTCCAGCGTTCTCGTGCTCGGCAATTAAATTATTATAAACTTCCTGGATAGCCTCCACTACCCCGGTGGCTGTTTGGGTTTGTACCTGGTATACCTCTTCCTGGGTTCTCAAGCTGGAGGTCTTTATCACTCCTGATAAGGTATTAAACATAGATTGAGCGTATTGAGCCTGTGCATTACCTCTACGCTTGGATTCTTCTATTTCTATAGCTGTCCATTCTTTCTGTAACTCAATTATTCTATCTCTTACGCTTTCCAACCCACCTAATGCTTCACTGTATATTGTTTGGTATAGCTCTTTTTCTTTATTCGCCAATGTTTCAGAGCCCTTTGCAGTCATCTGGTGGGTGTTTTTATATTCGTTTAATAATTTAATATAGTCCCGGGTAGTGATTAATTGAAAATTGTGCAAGTCGTCAAAACTGGCTATAGATTTTTCTATTGTTTCAGTAAGCTCCTGGCTTCTTTCTTTAGCCTCACTCAAGGCATTGCTTATATTCTCTTTAACACTTTTGTCTATATCTTTATTTTTATTCAGCAAGTTATCCAGGGAATTAATATATTCATCAACTCCTATACCCCCGGCTTTCCAGCTACTCTGGATATTTTCAAATTGAGCTTGGATACTCTCGCTTATTATTTTAGTCTTTTCCTCTATTGCCTCTTCAGCTTTCTCAATTTCCAGTTTTAAATCTACAGTAAGGGATTTAGAAATGTACCCGCTGGCTTCGTCAAGTAACTTTTTAAGATTATCAAGGTAGGTCTCGGCATCTGTCTCTCCGGCTATATAAGCTGATTTTATAGCCTGCAATTGATTAGCTGTAATGGAGGTGATGCTCCCTTCTATATCTTTCACCCGGGTTTCTATGTATTTCTTTATATCATCGCTCATCTCCTCGGTATCCTGCATATATGCTTCTAACCTCTGGATAAATTCCTTCCCGCTGGTAGCCCCTGCCTGGTAAGCCATTTCTAAAACTTTTATATACGCATCCTGTTCCATCGCTTCTTTTACAGATAAAGCTTTTTGATAACCTTCGATTTCCGCATTAGCTCTATCCTGTGCACCGTTCTGGGTAGCATTGGTTTTCTTATTTTCCATTTCTGTATGCAATTCCAATATTATATCGTCGGCATCTTTCCCCGCTATAGTTTCAATCTTGGTTCTCAAATCAGCCTGTTTCTGTAAAACGCCGTTTAATGCCTGCTGGGTGGTGGTGTAGTCCTCTTTTAGTTTATTCAAGTATTGAGTATAAAGCTTCTCGTTCTTTAATCCTAAAAAGTCCGGAGGTTCTTCCTCGAACGCCTTGATACTTATTCTCAATTTATCTATTTCACCGCTTAACTCTTCAACTATTTCCGCATTGGTCTGGTAAATGTTAAGGATATCCAATAGTCTTTGTCTATTTTCAGCATCCGCTATCCCTAAAGTAACGTTCTCGGTTTCCTTCTGTATTCTCTGCAATATTTCTCCCCAATACTGCCCAAAGTCGGCCAATAACTTTCTTTCCTCTTTCATCTCCACTAATTTTAAAATTATGCCTATTAATTGTAAGGTAACGTTTTGCGTGTGGGAAAGGATATCAGACCACCTTGACACCCAGGTATTGTGCATATCCTCTACCCCTAACTTAATTTTAGCCAGCTGTTCATATATCTCCTCTAAAGAAAGTTCGTCCAGGTCGGAAAGAGCAAGCGTCAACCTTCTTACCTCATCGGTTGTCTTACTCATATCCTGCGTGGCTTTGGTATAAAATGCTCCTATGGCTATTGCAGCAGTGGATATAATCCCTGGTAAACCAGTGAAAAAGCTCGCTAAACTGGCCATTCCCGATTTCATCAATCCCATTACTCCACCTAAAGCAATCAACTCGCCTTTCATTTTCCCTATTGAGGGTAAAAGTTTTAAAACTCCCCCCAAAAACAAAGATATCGCTCCACCGGCCAGGGTAAGGTAAGATATGGTGCTTTTCAATCCTTCTGGTAATCGGGAAAAAGCATCCGCCATACTGGCAGCAGCATCGCTTGCCTTTTCTATTACCCCGGTGAATGGTTCGGCAAAAGACATCATCAAATTTTTGCTGGCTTCTTTTAACCTATTTAAATCCATCGCTAATGAACCAGTTTGTTTGCTAAAAGCTTCTTCAGCTGCATTGGAAGAATTTAACATCGTAGAGTAATCATCCAAAGCACCATTTACATCACCTAAAATAGCAGCTATCAACGGCAATGCCTCTCTCACCTGGGTAATCCTCACGATTTGTTCCTGTGATAGTCCTTGCAACTTGGCTATATTATTAATTAACCCCTCGCTTCTTATAGTGCTTTCATTTATGTTTATCCCTAAACCTTCCATTGTTTTCCTGGCCTGGTCGGCAGGGGCAACTAAAGAAGTCATCACTCCTCTTAATTGTGTAACTGCTCGATTAAATTCTATACCATTCCTGGTAGCATAAGCTAAAATTGCTGCCACCTCTTCTAATGGTATCCCAAAGTTTGCCGCAATGGAGGTAACCTGTCCAATACTCGTCCCCACTTCCTGGAAAGTAACCACGCCTTTTCTAACCAAAGTAAATAAAATGTCGGATACTTTAGCCGCCTCATCGGCACTCATACTGTAAGAGTTTAGAATTGATGCTATAACTTTAGTAGCAGTCCCAATGTCGGAAACACCAGCCGTAGCAGCTTTGGTTGCTACTTCTAAAACTTGCATAGCTTTTCCCGCCTCTATAGATGCAGAAAGTATATTATATAAACCGGCTGTCAACTCCTGGGTGCTTTTACCGTATTCCAGTGCTAACTCTCTTATCCCCTGTTCAAAACTTTGATAAAATGCTGTAACTCTTTCTTCAGCTAAAGAGGGGTCGATTAAAGTCATAACGTTTCTCATATTAGCTTCAAACTGGCTCAATAAATAAGTCGCTCCGGTAACAAAAGCAGCAACCGCAGCACCGGCCATCTGGAATTTCCCTGCCATCTGTTCTACTGATATCCCGGTGTTTTTCAACGCCTCATTCAGTGCTGCAGTGCCTTTCGAGCCCTCTTTAAACCCTACCCCTATTTGTTCAGCCATCGAGCCTATATTAATAGTAGTCTGGCTTACCTTTTTGCTTTGAGCAGTAACCTCTTGAGCAAAGTTATTTATAGAGCCTTTAGCCTGGTTTATTTTCTGGTCAAAGTCCTCTAAAACTACGCCCAAAGATACAAAAAGATTTTTAAGTTCTCCCGCCATCTTTTTTCCTTTCTACTTGTATCGGCATACCCGCTTCTCGGAACATCGTTTCCAAGTCCTTTAAACTTCCTTTGCTTTTCTTTTCTATCCCTGCTAAATCCAAAAATCTATCCCAAAGCTTTTGAGCTTCTCCACTAAAAGCACTGGAAATAATTAAAAGCTGGTAAGCGTAATCCATCATCTTCCTCTGGAAAATCCTCTCTGATAAAGTAAGAACCAATTCCCAGGGTGCTTTTAAAAACTCTTCGGGTGTCCATCCGTATTCCGAGAAAAACCGGTCAACTAACTCTTCCCAGCTCTTCTGGTAGTCTTCTCCCTCGATAGGTTTCCCATCAGATTGACGGATAGGTCGAAAAAATCCCGTATCAATACCCCCAGGCTTTCTTCATCTAAAATAGTGTTAACTAATTTTATCATCGTGGTAGCTGGTATATCCCCTACGTCTTTAGCGTCAATCCTCAACAAAGATGCTAAAAACTGGTAAAAATCCTCTTTATTATATGGGATTAAGAAAATTATCTGTCCAGCTAAAACCGTTGAGGAAATGTCTTTCCCGTCTTCTAACTGTTCGGCCAGCATATCCCATCGTATCATACTCATTACTTTGGAAAAAAACCTGGCAAAGTGCATAAACCCTTCAGTAGAAAGAGGGAGGTGGATAATAAAATCATCCACCTCAATTTCCTTCGGCAATATTTTAGAAGAAAAGTCTTTGTTTTTACTCATAGCTACGCCGTGTAAACAAATCTAACATATCCCGATTCGTTGTTATGTGCTGGGTCTCCTAACCCTTCAATCTCAACGGGAATGCTGTGCCAATCCGTAGCATTAAAAGCAAATTCCAAATTACCGGATACCTGTGCTCTATATAAATGTATCCTCATTTCTCCATCGTCTCTCGGAACTACAAACTCCGCAACCACAACTGGTAATGAGGAAACCGCTCCTAAAGGAACTTGCACCGATGAAGGCAACTGGTATTTATAAGTTACTGCTAAATACCCACTATCAGGAATATCACCACCACTTAACCTTCTAACTCTCCCGTCTATATAGTCAATTTGGTAATCAGTGTTCTCTGTGTAAGTAACAGTAGTGTTTATTACCGGGTCACCTATGTTAGCAGAAGCACCAACCGCTGCAGTAAGGGTTATCTCGTTCCCGGTTATAGAATATATAGTCTTTTCTACTCCCGATATCTTAACTTTATCCCCTGCAGTAAAACCGCTGGCATTCTCTACGTATATTTTAGTATCAGTAGTCTCAACCACCTGGGTAAGTAAAGTGGCTAATAACACGGTCGGTGGGGTGGTTTCATCCAGACTACCGTTCTGCAAAGCTATCCATCCTGTCGCAGTTATAGTTAATATTTCATTTTCTACTTCTTCAGTCTCCCCGGTAGTTCGGTCTATGTCGCTCTCTTTTACTCCTAAAGCTAATGCCAGGTTGGAGGGGTTTATCTCGTTTAAATTGGCTGCAATAAGAGAACGCTGGGAAGTAATAGCTACCTTATTAATCTTCAAAGGCATACCAGACTGGTGCACCACTTTCTCTATTTCAGCAGTAAATCGAGCATCAGTCAATGCTCCTACATCCCGGTTGTTCAGGTAAAGTGTCCCTTCACCTATTTGTAAGTCTTTAATGTTTCTAACTGCCATTTATCTCACTCCTTATAATATTTTGCAATCTATGTCTATCTCATTTCTCTTTCTGTCTGGCTCTTGAATTTCTCTCTGGCCAGTTACCACACACCAAATCGCTCGGGTTTCCCCTGCTACCTTTAACCGCTTTTTATTAAAAATTTCCACTATCCTCTCGGTTATCTGGTCAACTCTCAAGTCGTCCGCTTTTCCCCAAATGTCTATCTCGTAGGTTATTTCCCAAATATCAGTTATATCTGGAGCAACATTAATGCTGGTAAAGGTAATCCGGGGTAGCGTAGCAATATCCCCTGGAAAAGTGGAATAAGCTTTTACACTCCCCATTATAGATATCAACTCTGGGTCGGTAGTAAGGTAGTGGTAAATTGCTTCTTTAGTATCAAGTAGTTTCAAAGTTTGTTCAACTCTCCCAAGAAGTATTTTTTACCTTCTTCAAAGCCGTTCCTCAAAAATGCTTTAGGATATAGCCCGCCCCTTTTGTAAATAGTAAAGGCAATAGCCCAAGCAGCCCTATCTGGGTCTTCAAATCCTTTATCCGATGCCCACTTCTTTAGATTTTTTATCGCAGCAGGTGAGAATGGTGCGTGTCTTTTTTTCTTTTCCGATGGGTAATCGGCCAAAAGTCCTGTTCCAAATTCCATATATGGAGCATATTCCAGATTAGTTCCTACCCTAAATTCTCTCTTATTCCCTTCAAAAATTTTTTCTACGTGTATGGAATTCCTCAAAGCTCCCAGATTTATGGGTGCTTTTTTCTTTGCCGAGCCCTCTATCACGTGAGCAGAGTTTTCTAAAATCCTCATTACTTTATTCTTTACCTCTTCCGTAGCCCTGTCTATTTCAGCCAGCAACTCTTTTTCTCCCTTCACTTCTATCTTTATTTTCATTTTCCTAACAGTCCTTCGTAGTGGGAAAGGATTTTAACTCTTCGGTAAACAGGTTTTACTAAAGTTACGTTATAGTTATCATCATCTATTTTTACCACGTTCCCAACTGCTGGTTGGTGTTTGGATATAAAAGAATAGCCCTCTGGTACTTCAACCCCGTATCTTTCTTTGATTACTTCTTTATTCAGCTTCTCCAGGTAAGCCCAAAATCTATATGTCAGGGTCAATGTTTCGTGGCTTATCCCGTATTTATCGGTGGTTACAGTTTTTTCATATTCCTCAAGAAAGTGGGTGTAAATCATTAAATTACTATCCTTTTATAGTTCATTAAAATAGTCTCGGCTACTGGTGGTAACCCTGTAATATATTGTGCATTATAAGATAACAACCTCT